TCGTTGTCAGCTGTGCCTACACGACCCTGAGTTTCCAACAAACGAGTTGCAACGAATTGCAATTCTGAAGGAATGATCAGTTTCTTAGCTTTAGCTGCGATCAACAGACCACGCTCGTCAGTCCAGTCAGCGATGCCGATGATTGCAGCTTCCAAAGAAGTTTCGTTCAAATCAGCGTCAGTTGAAGGACGGTTAGCGTTTGTGCCGCCTGATACCAATGGGTGGTCAGTTGCACACAAGGTCTTGCCATCACCACCAGTGTAGCCAGAAGCAGCGAATGCGTTATTCAACACAGATGCAGCTTTAACTTGCTTGGTGTATGCCATAGCGCGAGCCAGTGCCTTGGTGTAACGAGATGACAATGAGTCATACAAGTTGTCCTCAACCGCTTCTTCAGTGATTGAGAAACCAAGAGCGATAGTCTCGTGGTTGTAACGAGAAGTGTAAGCTTCTTGCGCAGCATCATAAGAGATTGCTGAGCCTTCACCCTTAACAGGTGCCTGACCAAAGCCAGAAAGCTTTACTTCTTCTTCAAATGAGCGATCAGAGCTTTCAGTATCGAAAATCTCTTTGTGTTGCTCACCATAACGGTTGTACTCCATACCGAATAACGCGTTTAAGCCCGGTAGGAGCTCTTTCAACATTTGGGCGCGTGAAATTGCCATTGTTAATTACTCCTTATACACCAGTGTTCATGGTCATCATGTGATAACCGGGATTGAACTTAACCAAAACTGCATCAGTAGAAGTGGTTGGGTCCAAAGCCACGACCTTGAACGCTTCAGTAGTTGTAGCTACTGTGCCGTCCAATTCTACGTTTGAGTTACCAGTAGTAGTTGAACCAGCGTTAGTGTCTTGAGCTGCTGCAAGGAACGCGTTAGCGCCGATCATTGCTTGAGTAGCAGCCTCGTCCAATTCAGCCGAGAACAGTACGTTTGGATCGTCAACAACGTATGCAACACCGTTCAATGCACCCGATGGGTAGTATTGAGAGTGTACAGTTTGACCTTGATCATTGGTGTAAGAACAACCAACAAATACGCCGATAGCGCCAATGCTGCTGCCGCCGAGGTTGTTAGTAGTTTCATCAGCACCTGTGCCAGTTGCCAAAGCAATGTAGCCATCGGTGCCTAAAGTTACGATTGAGCCGTTGAAGATGTTAGTTGCTTCGCCAGCTGGATCAATCAGGTAGTTTGTAACCGCGCCAGCATAAGGCTGTCCGTCGGCACGTTTTACAGGTTTTAAGCCGTAACCCATGAGATTATCTCCATAAAAAAGAAAAAGAGTTTTTAACCCTTGCCGAAGCTAGTCGAAGACTTTTTGTCCGAGAATAGCGGCATGCGAGGGTCGTTCTCACGCATAAAGCTGTTATCTACAGAATCCACCTGAGCTTGATTGCGGCGGTCGTTATATTCACGACGCTGCTCAACAAATTCAGTCGGCATTTTGCAGAGGATGAGACCACCGATCTCTACGAGACCAGATGCCTGTGCATCGTTGTCGACCATCAGAGCTAACTCTGGGTGATCTTCTAGACGACAGGTTTCCCAACCTTCACGAGTTTTACGTGAGAAGTTTGTTGGGTCATTCACTCCCAACATGCTTTTACGAATGTAACGGAACTTATATCCGTCGACAGGGGTGGGATCAGGGAGCACGCTCGCTGGTTTCCACGCCTTTACGCGCGCGGTTTCTTCACGGGTAGATTGTTCACGATTGAGTTTTTTTGGTTCACGAGTTGTCATATTAAGACTCCTGTTGTTTCATCAACTCTTTCGCGTAGGCTTCGGGTGATACACCCAGCTTCTTAGCAATCGCCAGTTGAGACCGTGTTAATGCAACCTTCTTGCCCTTAGCCGTACGGCCTGCGGGTGCGACGTTGGTTGTTGGGCGTCGCTTTTCTTTCTTTGGAGAGTCCTCGAACTTATCCGGGAACACCTCACGCATGCGAGCGTCAATGCGCTCGTAGTATTCGTCAGTTGAAGGGGGCACACCCTCTTTAACCAACTTCTGATGGAATCCTAACGCAAAGCTAGTCATCTCATCATCGTTTCCGAACCACTGGTTTTTTGCGCCCCAAGACTCAGCTCTTTCGTCTGGTTTTGGTGGTGTAAACTGCTGTTGGGCAGTTTGTTGTGGTTGATGGTTACTGTATACGTCATCATTTTGCTCTTGTAAAGTGTATCTAGGCCTCATTGACCCCATTTGGTCCGCCTGATACGTAGCTCGTGACAACATTTCTTGTGCGTCAGTGAGCCTTTCAGCGTCACCAGAATCATACGCATCGCGATATGCAGCTTTTGCAGCAGCCAATTGCAGCGCCGCGCGCTCCTTAGCTTGCTCTAAAGCCCAACTTTCGCCTTGAGCTAGCTGACGTTTTAGCGCATCACGCTCTTCCATCAGACGTTTAGTCATGGCTGCGGCTTCTTCGCGTTCGCGCTGAGCCGCCTCTTTCTCACGACGCTCGTCGTGCCAAGCCTTCTTCATCTGGTCGATGCGAGATTTAACTTTAGCTGAGTATTCTTCAGCGTCTACGTTCTCAAGCTCTTCCTTAACTTCGTCAGGGAGTGGCTCGCGATCTCGGTCAGCTTTTGGCGTATCGTCAACGATCTCAATCTCAAAATCGTCTTCAGGTTCCGCTTTGGCCTCTTTCTTCGCAGGGGCTTCATCTTCTTCCTCAATATCGATCTCGACTTCATCTTCGTCCCGTACTGCTTTCATGCCCGGTGGCATGCCTGATGGGTCTGAGCCTACAACGAATTCTGTATCGTCGAAGCTGTCTTCACTGTTAATTAGTGCCATGTCTTAAATCCTCGAAAATGCGTTGGGATCGTTAACCACAGCTTCAACCGAATCATCGTTAATGAGTCGGAATAGTTCTCTACCGTGGGTTTTGAAACGTGTACCTGAGTAAGCGCGGATCATTACAAAATCACCGACCTTACAGTACGCACCATTCGGGAAACGCTTCTCGTCACCGTATGCGTCTGGACCCATATCTACAACCTGAACCACCATAGACGAGAGCTCCTCGTTCTTGATCTCAGATTGAGCTTTGACGATGCCTGTATCGCCATAGGTCTCTTTAATTTGTGGCAAAGCCACTAACAAGCGATAGCCTGTTGGGGTTGGAACATCCTTATCGGACAGTTCAATATTTTCTGCGGCGTCCATTACTGGTCCTCCGATAGCTCGTATGCTCTTAGAAGTCCATCTAAGATTTGATGTGCTGCACCAAGTGCAGTTAGTTGCCCGACCATGTAACGGTATTCGGCGTAATCTTTTGCCTTACCGTTTGAGAGCCATTTGGTTATGTCGTCGGTTAACATATCCAGCTCTTGTTGCGCCTTGGCGGCGAAGGTTGTGATCATTTATCCTCCTTTATTTTTGGATAGATCCGCTCCTATTTTAAATCCAGTCTTTTTCTCTTCAGACTTGATCTTTGCGTCAGCCTCACGAAGTTTTATGCCAGCGCTCATGCCAGCTTTCTTCTCGTCAGACCTGACTCTTTCAGCGTCAATTTGAACCTGAGCAAGCTTGATCTGATGATCCATCTCGTCTTTCTTCATCTTGCGCTGTAGTTCGCCCTCTTGCAGTTGAAGCTCTTTCTGCTGCATTTGGACAACGGGGTCGTTTTGAGCCTGTTCGGCTTGTTTTGCCTGAGCCTCTTGCGAGTTTTTACCCAGTAGTTTCTGTGCTGCTTCCGCAACCAAACGTGACAATGCAATCTCTGCCTCTTCTGGCAATGATTCCTTCTCGTCTGCGTTGTAGTCTGGAAGTGGAACGCCGAGTTGTTCTTCGAGCTGCGCACGATAAGCAAACGCTAAGTGCTCGTTGATGTGTTCCTGACCTGCCATCATCTTTGCTTGAGCGGTAGGGTCGTTCTTCATCATCTGCTGAAGCTTCGGGTCTTGCGCAAACGCCATGTGCGCTGCGATGTGAGCCTCGTGGTCCTGATACGCAAACGCTTTAACTGGCTTGCCCTGAAGCATCGCCATGTTCTCAGTAACAGGGTCCATAGGTCGGATATCTTCTTTGTCAGGGACCAGCTCGTTAGCGTTTTTAACGCCTAGAACCTCAATCATCTGACGGTGCAATCTTGGTAGATCGTAAATTTCAGGCTGCTGCTGAGCTAACTGCAACAGTGATTGATACTGAGCCACGCGCTGCGCCATGGTTGACGCGTTAGGATCAGATACCGGAATAATGTCAGTGGTCATGTAGTCCATGCGACGAGCGCCCATTGGCTCATTGCCAATTGCGTCGTACTCATAAGACTCAGGAGCCATCTCAGCAACGATGCGCTTGAGAATCTTGAACTCGCCTTTCATCGCGTGGTGTACGCGAGACTGGACCGCAGTCATTGTCTTCAACTGACGCTCAAGAACTGCAAGGGTAGAACCTACAGCAGCGTTAGCCTGCATATCCGAGACCTGCACATCAGCCATTGCTGCGAAGCGACGAGCCTCATCAACAACAGTGTTGAGCATGTTCTGAAGAACCATCGAAGGCTCTTTATATGGAAGCGGCATGATATTGTCGCGAATTGTACCGGTCGGTACATCGACATCTCTGAACTCACCGGGGGCGATAGGCGTATCACCACCCCTAATACGCATACCCCGTGTACGGAAACCACCCGGCAAGTTCGACAGGGTACCAGCATCTACAAGCTGACGCATGATAGATGTAGCACCTTTAGCGTAACCGCCGATCAGGTGAATTAATCCAAAGCCATAAAAACCAAAGCCCGGTACGTAGTTGTAATGTGAGAAATGGTTCAAACGCTGCTTGCGATCATCTTCTTCATCCCAGTTGCGATAAATCGACAACACCTCACCGGTGCCTTTCTCGATTGTCACAACGTACGGAATCTCTATGCCTGTAGGCTCACCATTCTTATCGGTGTCCTCGAAGCCCTCGATGTCGAGATCACAGTGAATCTCTAACAGAGTGTAGCGGTCGTCCTGAGACGAGTTATAACCGCCCAGCTCGTCCTTACGCTTGCTAACCTCGTCGTTATCCGCTACTGGATCGCCAAGGTCGATGTCGCGATAGAACCCAGACACCTGCATCTTACGAACTTCATTCTGAGAACGCTTCATGCGGTGGGTGTAACGCTGTGCAGACTCTAGCGACGATGCGCCGTAGCTGACAATAAAATCTTCTGCGGGAATAAACTGTGCTACCGGACGATCTAGAGATGGATCGAAAAACACCTTCTTAAACGCAGAGCCTGCAATTGGTAGGTTCCAAAGCAGGCGTTCGTGCTCGGAACGATAATCTGGCATGCCGTCAGTCAGCATGTGGTTCATGTCTTCTCTTACTCGGTTCGCTGACTCTGTTCTTTCTTTTGAGTATGCGCCAATAAGTTTCGTCTTAACTGGGCCCTGTGCAGGGAAAGTTTCCACAATTGTTTCTGCTTGAAACTTAACAACCGCCTCAGCCAGAACAGGGTGGTAGACACCGAACGCACCTTCCCATGGTTCACTGCGATCCTCAATCTTAAGACCCAGTAACTCAAGTCCATCATAATAAGTCTCTTCCCACTCAGCGCGTGACTCTAAATCTGTGTCGTATGCTTCCAACAATTCATCTGAAATAAGGGCTAGGGCTTGCTCTTCAAGCAGTTCCGCGAGGTTAGTGTTGTGGTCCATACCGTCTTCATCGGCATCGAACTCAAAAATCTCCATCCCATCGATGCTTACACTAACTTCTTCAGGATCGACGATCTCTATCTCCAGCGCTGGCTCCATAGCATCTTCGCTATCGATACCCACTGGTGCTTCATACATTGCCTTCTCAACTGCCATTTCAGTTCCTTAATAATAAGCCGCGCGTATTGGCTCAAATCCACCGTCATCAGCCCAGTCGTCACTAGGCAAACGGATAAACCCGCCATCTCTAAACCGCATTAGAGCATAAATCGTTGAATCCACAAGGTCATCGTGGGGCATGGCTGGAAACCCACACACTTCATCTACGACTTCTTCAGCCCATCTACGTCCCGCCGGGTACCAGACCATGCCACTTGCGAAGATATCAGATACAGCATTTAAGCGTGCGACCTTATCGCCCGAGGCGCGTGTCGGTGTTATCTCTTGCACGGGTATACCAGCTCTACGCATCTCTTGGTACAGGGCTGTACCTGCTGATTTTTTCTCCACCACGAACCAATCAGGTTCCCAGTCTTGGTACTCTTGCCAAGCCAGACGTTTGAGTTCTGGGAATTCTAGACGCTCTTTGATGCTGTTTAGGAGGACTATGCCCGTCTCCAACTCACCAGTCTCTGGCGACTCGAAGTTAAACACACCCCACGTAGTGAGAGCGGTGAAGTCGGCACGGTTGTTCTTTTCAGCAGCAGCGTCAAGTGACATGATGATGTAATGACACGGCGGTGGATTGTCTTCTTCCCAAGCTTGCCACCACTCACGTTTTACGATTGACGCATCACGGTTTGTTGGTTGCTGGAGGTATTGCGCCGCCCATTGGAAGCCGGGCATAGACGCTTTAGTTTTTAATAATGATTCAACGGGCCATTGCTCAGGCCATAGTGCTGTGTACTTTTCTGCTTCTGGTGCATCTTGTGGCGCGTCTGCTCTTTCAAACAGAGCTGGGAATTCCACCACATCCCATTGGTCAGCGTCTGGATTACGAATCATGTCTGTCTGAAGCTTACCTATCAGGTCTTGCTCAGCCCAGCGAGTCGCAACTACCGCTACTGCTCCCCCCGGCATCAGACGAGTCCGAGCACCATACGCATACCACTCGTACGCTTTCTCGAAAACGTCAAAATTGCCGTTGAGGACATCTTGTTCGTTGTGCGGGTCGTCGATCACAAGGAGGTGAGCGCCCCGTCCCGCAATCGCGCCGCCAATACCGACTGCGAAATACTCGCCACCCTTATTAGTAGACCAACGCCCCGCGGATTTAGAGTCTACAGCAAGAGTTACATCTGGGAATATCTGTTTGTATTCTGGGGTCGCGACGATGTTACGCACCTTTCGACCGAAGTCGACAGCCAAGTCAGCGGTGTGCGACACCATCATGATCTTTTTGTTAGGCCAATTACCAATAAACCACGCCGGGAAAAAGATTGACGTCAGCTGGGACTTACCCATACGGGGTGCGATGCTGACGGTGGTACGAGATTTACGCCCGTGGGCCATATCTTCAAGTAATTGGGCGAGTTTTTTGTGGTGAGGCCCGATTTTGTACTCCGGCATCATCATTTTGGCGAAATCTAGCAGTGATTTACCGGCGTTGCGGTTCTTTTCCCTACCCTCCAGCTCTTCTATAGCCTCTAGAATCTGCTGTTGTTCCGCAACTGGGAAAAAATCGATGTTTTCTTGCAGCTGGATGAGCTCATCCACGCTCAAATCACCAATTCCGCCACTTATACCCATTAAATAGTGTCCAGCAGGTCCTGCGCGCGCAGTTTTTTAGCCTTTTCTGTCGCTTCTTGGGTTGCGTGGTCGATTATTTGGGCGTCTTCTATTGGGCCTGAGCGACTATGAATGAGTTTGTCGAGTTTGGCCTTCAGCACGTTCTTCAGTTCATCGTCCGTCTGGTGTTTGACGGTGACTTCTTTACGTTCTGTGAATAAGCCCACGTCCGTAATCTTGCCCAGCAGCTCATAAGCACGGAGTCTGATCTTTGGGTCGTCATCTTCAGTCTCTTCGAGCAGTCGGTTTGTTACATAAGTACGTAGGCGCTGCGCATCATCAATAATCATGTGGTCGTACTGAGTGAGCAGTGCTTCTAGCTTCAGCATGACACCGGGCAGTGTGCGTTCGTACTTCGTGGGGCTACGTGCAGAAGTAAATAATTCTTGTGCGTGGCACTCGTCTTCTTCTGTTACAGCGATATTGGCACCGAGCTCATTCATAACGCGCGCAGTCTTTGCCGACGCGAATACATCTTCTCGGTCGTTGAGTTTTGGCACTGGGCGCTCGTCTTCATCAAACGGCATTTGTTCTAACGGCGGAATCAGGCCGTCATCGTCCAGCAGGTAGTCAAACATTGTGCGCATAGCAGTCGGGGTCAGAGACCTTAGTAGCTAAGTTTTGTGAAATATATAGTGGTAGTGGAGCAAAAACAAGGGACTCCAACCTAAAACACCCCCACCCCCATCTAATGAGGGCATGCCGCTGGGAAAACGGAGGGTGCCTACCTGTGCGAAAAAAATGCCCCGGAGAGGAAATCCGGGGCAAGCACTAGGGAACATACCGATGTATGAATCAACAGAAACAACATGAGAAACCATTTCATGTTGAGCACGATGGTAGTCGGTTATGAGAGCTTATGCAAGCTTATACGAGCCCGATGGTGTCCAGTGGAGTCCGATGGTGTCCAAAAAATAAGGTGAGATGTGGGGTAGGTTGCAACCACAAACGAACCCTAATGCCAATCACATAAGGAGAGTAAGTCCTACCCCACGGCGCCAGTATACTGACCGGCTAAGTGTAGCTTGGGTTTATAACGGGTTATTTTTGGTGAGATTCGCATTCTTATAAAT